TCTATCAAAGATTCGTCCTAAACTTCGTACAACTGGGCGTATTTCTGGTAACTTCGGCAAGAACAAAGTTTCTGCAGGTTCATCACTCAATGACCTTGGTGGTGATGGTAACATAGGTGCAACACAAGATGAATACCTGAACCGTCTTTATTATGCTTTTGATAACACTACCGAACCTAAACTTCGTCAGTTTCTTTATCAGGAGATCCGCAAGATTCACATTCAACGTGGAACGTGGTGAACGTAAGTAAAACTGGGCCCCTGAAAGTGTCCCTATAGTATGAGCACCACTATCATGGATCAAGTCTACTCCTACACGACCAACTGGAAAGAAGGCAAAGTCTGCCAAATGTTCATTCAGCAAGTTACACCTGAATGGCAAGAATGTGGTCACCAGTATGTTGCTATTGCTCTCAATCCTGAGACCAATAAAAGTATGGTGATGAGCAAACCGCGTTCCCATTATGATACTCTCCAATGGGTTCGTCGCTTCTGTGGTTCATTCTCTCTCCTCTACTGATGATGACTTTTACTAACGCATTGATCGCATCTGGTTATGTCTTTGATGATGAAAATTACGATGGTTGTTATGTAAAACAAGATGCAGAAGGTTTCATTCATTGTTACCAAGAAGGTGAGGATGAAGGACTCTGGAATTATGTTAAAATGACTGATGAGTTTGATGTAATCCGTGAGGTTACTTTTGATCCTAATGTGAACACCATTCAGGAATGATGATGATGAAAAACTACAAAATTACCGTTGAAACATTTGATGGGTTGCGTACTATTTGGTACGAAAAGTCGAAAGCAAAGAAAGCACCAACACTCATTTGCAATCGTGTCTATCAACAACTCTGTGGATTGAACATTAAAGAAATCGACGTTACTCTCTCTGTTTGATGATGACTAACCTGCAAGAGTTCTACGATTATGTTCTCTCTTTCTATGGTGATGGTGGATTGTATCCTATGAGTGCAACATTGGACCTGATTGAACAAGCAACTCTCACACATCTTCAGATACTTGAACTGAAAGGAAATGAGTTCTGTGGTGATAGTGTTGACCGTGAATGTGTAAGAGATTTGTTAATCTCCAAATACAAACTTTCATTCCCAAACTAATCCTATGAAGTACATTGTTGAGTTATACGTTGGCGGCAAAGTCTTCAAGGAAGAAGTGCAAGCAACCAACCCAAAAGATGCAAGAGAAACAGCATTAGCTAGGAATCCCAAGGCAAAAGTTGTTGGCGTCAATGTTTCTTTCAAGTAACTGGGCCCCTGAAAGTGTCCCTATAGTATGAGCACTCAACAAATGACTTTCACCGTCCGTTTCGATTCCAATGCTCTCGATTCTCCTGAGTTCATTGGACCTTTCTACACTGAAGAAGAAGCACAAGATTATGCTGATGATCGCAATGGTTCGTTAGCACTTGCTGGTATTCCTTCCTCTGTTGCTTGTTACTCTGTTGTTGATTGATGATGAAAACATTAACACTCCAAGTCACAGAAGTTTCGTTTGATTTTGATGATGAAGATTTCACTGTAGAAGAACAACAAGAGGTCATCAATTCTGTTGTTGGTAATGTCTTTGAGGTAGAAGTTGAGGACGATGATGATGAAACGATTGCAAATTGCCTGGTTGAAGAAGTCACAGATTACACTGGTTGGTGTGTCTTTGGTCTTGATTTTGTCCACATTCTGAAATGATCTCCCTTCCTAATCCTACAAGTAAAATGTCACTCACTCAAGAACAATACGATAAACTGCTCGCAGCATACATTGAGCGGATTGTTGGTGGAATGGATCTCGGCAGTTTGATGGAGTTTGCATCCGAACAGTTGGAACTTAATCTCCGTCAGAATTGCTCACTTGATGAAGAATTGATTGATGAGATTTGTTGGATTTGTGATGATGAAGTTGCTGCTGATTTGTTAGAATCTGTGGGCGCCAATCCTGCTGATTTTGATGTGAATGTTGATGAAAGTTGAGGCAATTAAAATTACTCACCTCTAAAGTGTCCCTATAGTATGAACATCTCGCACAATGAGTCGTAAAAGTTTAACATTCAAGTCCCCCGACAAAATGAAAACAATTCTCCTGATCTTCGCCATTGTTTTATTCCTCTCACCACCAGTAAGGTACACAACGTCTCAAACATTGCACACCGTAGCAGACATTATCTCTCCTCATGATTGAAACTGATTATTACATTCTCCCCGAAGAAATCCACTCAGAGATTATCATTGAAGCAAACAAACTTAATGTCTCTGTTGATTACTTTCTGATGGAGTTCTGTAAGGTTGATGATTAAACTGGGCCCCTGAAAGTGTCCCTATAGTATAAGTCACACACACAAACCACAATGCGAGTCATCGAACGCCAAATGAATGATGCAATCCAACAAGAAAAGGATTGGAAGAAAGATAACACTGAGGTCGTCAATTATTCCAATGTTTCTGATGTGTTTCTGTATGGTAATCTGATTGCTCGGATAGGCGAAACCTGGATCGAATTGTTCGATGGAGGTTATCAGTCAGCAACCACAAAGAGTCGCCTTAATGCTATTCTTGCTGCTCATGGTTGCGACAATGAGTATGTCTTCCAGAAGAAAGGTCAGTGGTTTGTTCAATACAATGGAGGACCGATTCCTTTCTTCTCAGGTATGCGTCTCGCTTGAAATTAAAACAATGATTGAAACACTCCTTGCATCACTTGTCGTCGGTCAGGTTATCATCGGACCAAATCTTTTGCAAACTGATTACCTAACTGAACGTGAGGAAATTATCACTATAGTGGAGACAATACAAGAAGTTCGTTAATACATAGAGACCCTACTCATAGGGTCTTTTTTTTATGCTTTTTATACAAAATAACGTTAAAAACGATTAAAAAAGCCTTTTTTAATTATAGCTAAGTGTTTTTATTCGTTTATGCTTGTTAAGTCTTTATGCGTCTAAAAGCATAAACGAATGGGGCATTTATGTGCTTTTAATCCTCTGAGACCTTGTGATTTATGTGCTTATAAATGTGCCGGGTGCTTGTGATCTTTGGCGTCATTGTATCAGCACTCCGCGAAAAAGTCAAGACCCCCCGAGTTATCAAATCCCCACACATCCCCGCACAAAATCCCCCAACCGCTCATAAATACTCCCCAGGACTTGACAATAATTCCAGAGCATCTTACAATACCTCTATACACATTCGGAGCGTACTTATGTCGGTTGCTTATTCCCAGGCACAGAAGCAGCGTTATAGAATCACTCTGGATCTATCAGTGTTCGGTGACTTCGACCCACACCAGATTGATTGGGAGAAGTTATTCAAGCTAGAACCTGCAGAGAAGTGTGAAGCTTATGTGGAAGATCTTAATGCACCTGATCGTTGGTGAGTTGGTAACAACGAACGTCGGTGAGTATTACTGGGCCCCTGAAAGTGTCCCTATAGTGTAAGGACGCAACGCAAACAGTGAGCACCACCTACCAGCACAATGCTCTCGACATTTCTTATAACGGTTGGGAGAACTATGAGACCTGGAATGTTGCACTCTGGATCAACAATGATGAGGGTCTTTATCACCTTGCTATGGAGTGTGGTGATTATCAATCCTTCTGTGATTGTGTCGGTTCTGATGCAGTAACTGGTGATGGGGTTCGTTATAATGACCCCAAGGTAAATGTGATCCAAATCAATAGCGACGTGTTCGACCTGTAAGGTATAACAAAGGGGAATGAGATGCGCCTTATAAAGACACTCAGTTCACACACAGTTTCTAACACTTTTCTTTTTGATTATGTCCAAGTCTGTTCTCATTTCTCTGCTTGCACAAGGTAACACTGGCGCGGAGATTCTGCAGATTCTTGATAGTCTTACAGAGGACAATCAGCAGTCCATTTCTTATAACGAACCGACTGCAGATCCTATTGAGTTCTGATGCTAACTGTGTGCCCCTTGGTCGTTAGACAGAGCGTGAGCGATGTTGACTGTGAGGGGCACTTATGTTAGGATGGTGCTTATAGTGGTTCGGCAGCGTTTCTGCGGGGTTCTTGTGGCGTGCGGGGCGGCGTTGTTATAAGCGCCCCCCCCCTAATTAAAAAAAGCAAACTACCCTAACCTACAGAGGTGACAAATCGACCTCTAAATATCACAATCATAAAAATTTTCCGGAGTATTAAAATGTTCACCCGTTGGATTCATAAAAACGGTAAGTCCCGCCCAGACAAACGCTATAAGAGCTACAAGTCTCAAGCAAAGACTAATGGAGCAAAGAAAAGAAAGAAGAAGTGAGAAGAAGAGCGCCCTATTGGAACTTCTGGAAGGTTGTATTAGCGGGGTGGATGATTCGTTATCCACGCCCTTTTTTTATTGCACTAGGATTTTGTGTGATTGTGATATATAATGCGGTTACAAAATAAAATGGAAAGAAAAAATTCCGGAGATATTTTTATGCCTCTAACTGAAAAAATATATCACATATATGCAAAGGATAAGTGTTTATTTCATTCACTGAAAGAAGAAGAATTTAATATCACTTGGAAAACATTGCATAATCTTGTTGAAGTACTTGATACGAAATATGCAGGTAATGATTTAACCTATGAAGAACTGATAGTGAATAAGAAGGTGGTCGGAGAATCTTCTTATTGACAAATACTAAATAAACGGATAAAATTGAATTTGAAGGTTTATTCAACTTATGGCAAAAGGATTTACTGTTAAGGCAGCATCACCAAAACCCAAGACTGATGATTGGGATTATGATGCAATTAAAGAAAGAATGAAAGGTAAGAGTATTGTATTCTGTCTTCCTGGAAGAGGATGCTCTTTTATCTTTCTAAAAGCATTTGTACAACTTTGTTTTGATCTTGTACAAAATGGAATGGCAATTCAGATTTCTCAAGATTATTCTTCCATGGTGAACTTTGCACGTTGTAAAGTATTAGGTGCGAATGTTCTCCGTGGACCAAAGCAAGTTCCTTGGGATGGAAAACTTCAGTATGATTATCAACTATGGATTGATAGTGATATTGTTTTTGATTCGAACAAATTTTGGCAACTCTGTGATGTTGCTCTTTCAGAAGATGGGACGGAGCGTGAAATTGTCGCAGGATGGTATGCAACTGAAGATGGTCACACAACCTCTGTCGCACACTGGTTAGAGGAGGATGATTTCCGTAAGAATGGTGGAGTGATGAATCATGAAACTGTGGAATCAATCAGCAAGCGTCGTAAGCCATTCACTGTAGACTACACAGGTTTTGGGTGGGTGCTCATTAAGAAGGGTGTCTTTGAGAACCTTGAGTATCCTTGGTTTGCTCCGAAGATGCAAGTCTTTGAGTCTGGTGCAGTTCAGGATATGTGTGGTGAAGATGTTTCATTCTGTCTTGATGCAAAAGAGAATGGACTAGAGATCTGGTGCGATCCTCGTATTCGTGTGGGTCATGAGAAAACTCGTATTATCTGATGGAAAAACTTTATAATATTCTTTATAAAGGAAGGAAAATTTATACAAACCTCAGTGCTGATTCATGTACTGAGGTTCTTCAAGACCTCTCAGAATCTTTTTTCTCGGGAGAAGATATTAATTTAGAATTTATAGAATTGGAGGAAACTTAAATGGCTAAAGGTGGAAGTAGTAAGATTGTTTTTCAACCAGGAGCACCGAAGAAGACTCGACAAGGACGTTCAGCTCGTACATTACTCAGTGCAACCTCTCGTAATGGTAAAAAGAAAAGATATCGCGGACAAGGAAAATAGTATAGATAAGGCAGGGGGAAACTCCTGCTTTTTTATTAGACTTTATGGCATATCTAAATCACAATCTCCCAACAATTACCTGTTATATTCGTAATGAGTTTTTGTATAATCATAAAAAAGGGCACGGAGAGGTAACTTTATGCGACGTACACTCCGTAGCGTCCTTAGAGAAGCACGTACCCCTCTTTGAGGCGTTTTTAGAGAACGGGGTAAACTGGACTCGAAGACCAATTCATGCTTTTTGTTGGAAACCTAATGCACCCGTTCCAGAACTAGAGGAGTGTATGTGGTGGGATTGCTTCTCCCCTTATATTGATGTTCAAGTACGTTCAAGATTGGCTAACTTACGTGCTGAACTAATCAATTATAGAGGAGAAAAAAATGAAGGAACCTATATGTTCACTCTTGATTGGTCATGGGAATCAAAATCTACATTGAATACTAATTTTAGTGAGACTCCAGAACACAAATGTGCCCATTTTTTCAAAATGGATAATGGAAACTTCTATGCATACCCTAATAATAAGATATTATGGTATGATGATGCATGGACAAAGAATAGAATTACCAAAAATCCAGGGTATGAAATAGATTTGACCGAATATTCCGTTGAGAATCGTCGTAAAATAGAGACATCAGACGATTTTATGTACGAAATCAAAGAAATTCGGGATAGCAACCCCGTAAAAAGTTCTGATTTAACAAATCAGGAGCTAAAAAATGACCAAACAAGTCGATAAAGACGAAAATTTCATGAAAAATGAGTGGGGAACTCAATTTTTATCATCTGAATATGGTTGGGAAGCAAAAATAGAGAAGCAAAAGATGCTTCGTGAGATTGCAAATGACGATTTAACACCAAAAAAGCATGATTTTTACCACCAAAACGAAATTCATGCAAAAATTCGTAATGATGAAGACTATGATGATTGGGAATATGGAACTGAACCACTCTATGAGTCCAAAAATCGTTAATAAATAAGTTAGATTTATTCATTTTTATGCCTGTAGAACGGGTAAGTAAAGGTTTTAAAGACTTAAGCATGTCCTTTCAAGTCAATCCGATCAATTATGATTTGATTGCACTTAAAAATGAGACTGCGATTGCCCGTTCTATCCGAAATCTAGTGCTTACATATCCCGGAGAGAAGTTTTTTAACGAAAATCTAGGATCAAAAGTAAGTCGTTCTCTCTTTGATAACATTGATGATATATCAGCATCTGTTATAAAAGATGAAATTGAAAATACGATTCAAAATTATGAGCCAAGAGTTGATCTGATTGATGTTGTAGTTGATCCTGATTACGATAATAATAATTTCAATGTTACCGTGAATTACTACATTATAGGAATTGATGCTCTTCCGCAGCAATTATCATTTGCACTTCAGCCAACACGATAAATGGCATTAGTTAATTTTACCAATCTAGACTTCGATCAAATTAAAACTTCGATAAGGGATTATCTTAGATCGAATTCAAATTTTACTGACTATGATTTTGAGGGTTCAAACCTCTCAACACTAATTGATGTATTAGCATATAATACCTATATTTCCTCATACAATGCTAATATGGTTAGCAATGAGGTTTTTATTGATAGTGCAACTTTAAGAGAAAATGTTGTTGCATTAGCAAGAAATATAGGATATGTACCTAGATCAAGAACAGCGTCAAGAGCTACCGTTTCATTTTTTGTAGATACAACTGGATTTTCAACGAAACCACTTACATTAACCCTTAAAAAAGGAGTTGTCTGCACTTCTTCGAGCACATTTGGATCTGAAAGTTACACATTTGCTATTCCGTCTGATATAACAGTCCCTATTGTAAATGGAATAGCATCTTTTGATGAAATTAAAGTTTATGAGGGGACATTTTTAACCTCAAATTTTACAGTTCAAGCAGAAAATCCAGCACCGCCTCAAAGATATATCTTAGAGAATGCTAATATTGATACTTCTACGATTCAAGTATCAGTAAGAGATAGTCAATCTAGCACATCATCAAGAAAATTTAATCTATCCAATAATTTATTTGAAATTACATCAACTTCAAGAGTATTCTTTTTACAAGAAATTGAAGATCAAAGATATGAATTAATTTTTGGCGATGGAATTTTTGGAGAGAAACTTCAGGCACAAAATTATATTGATGTTTCTTATATTGCTACCAATGGAGAATCTGGAAATGGTGTTTCTGCATTTTCTTTCAATGGAAGAATTGTAGATAATAACAATAATCTCGTTACGACTGGAATTTCTTTAATTACCACTAATATTGTTTCTGAGGGTGGAAAAGAAATTGAATCAATTGATTCAATTAAGAAATATGCACCGCAAGTTTATGCTACACACAATCGAGCCGTAACTGCTGCCGATTATGAAGCATTGATTCCAAAAATTTATCCAGAAACTCAATCGGTTTCTGTTTTTGGTGGAGAAGACTTAATCCCCCCTCAATATGGAAAGGTTTTTATTACAATCAAACCTTTCAATGGACAATTTGTACCCAATTCAATTAAAGATAACTTAAAAAGTGAGTTAAGAAAATATAGTGTTGCTGGAATTGTTGCAGAAATTGAAGATTTGAAGTACTTATATGTCGAAGTAGATACAACTGCTTATTATAATTCAAATCTTGCTCCAACCTCAGATTATGTAAAGACTTTAATATTAGATAATATTAATGCTTATGCTGCTTCTACAGAATTAAATAAGTATGGAGCAAGATTTAAGTATAGTAAGTTTCAAAAAATTGTTGATGATAGTCATGAATCAGTCACTTCAAATATTACAAAAATACAAATGAGAAGAGACTTGAGAGCAAGTTTAAATCAGTTTGCTAGTTATGAAATTTGTTATGGAAATGCATTTCATATTAAAAATATGAGTGGCTATAACATAAAGTCTTCTGGTTTTAAAGTTAGTGGAATTCCTGAAACGGTTTATCTTGGAGACATTCCAAATGCAGATGGAAAAAGGGGAACAGTTTTCTTGTTCTCAAACCCGGATTTCCCAAATCTACAAGTAAACCAAAAGTCTATAGGAACGATTGATTATGAAAAAGGTGAAATTTTGCTAAATTCAATTAATATTATTTCAACTGAAAAAAATTCTGCTGGTGAAGCAATTATTGAAATTGCAGTAGTTCCAGTTTCGAATGATGTTCTAGGAAAACAGGATCTTTATTTACAACTAGATATTAATAAGAGTATTTTGAATATGAAGATTGATAGTATGTCCTCTGGTGCTGATATTTCAGCATCTTTATATGATGTTACCACAAGTTACACAAACGGCAGCCGTATAAGAAAATAAGAATATGGTAGAATCAAGAGTTAAGATTAGTTCGATTGTTGAAAATCAACTTCCTCTCTTTGTTAAGGAAGAATTTCCTTTAGTAGAAGAATTTTTATCACAGTATTACATTTCTTTAGAGTCTCAAGGTGGAATATCAGATATTCTTCAAAATATTGATCATTATATAAAATTAGAACAACTCACAAATCTTGTTAGTTCCACCACCACAACTTCAAGTATTACTTTTAGTGATGATGTTATTAATGTCTCATCAACGTCAGGATTTCCAGAATCTTATGGATTGTTAAAAATTGGAAATGAAATTATTACATACACATCCAAAACAAATACTACATTTGGTGGTTGTATAAGAGGATTTAGTGGAGTTACCTCGTATCATGATTCAACAAAACCAGATCATTTAGTTTTCTCTTCCTCAGAAATTGAAGAGCATTTAAGTGGAACGTCGGTATCTAATTTAAGTATTCTCTTTTTGAAAGAGTTTTTTAGAAAAGTAAAAACGCAATTTGCTCCGGGGTTTGGTGAAAGAGATTTAGACTCAGATTTAAATCAAAATCTTTTCATAAAGCAATCAAAAGATTTTTATTCATCTAAAGGAACTGATCAGTCTTTTGAAATTCTTTTTAGAGCTTTATATGGTGAAGATGTTGAAGTAATTAAACCAAGAGATTATCTTTTTATTCCATCTAATGCACAATATCGTGTTACCCGCGACTTAGTTGTAAAAGCACTTGATGGGGATCCTTTAGATTTACAAAACAGAACTTTATATCAAGATCAAGATTCTAATTTTCCAAAAGCATATGGATCTATTAATAATATAGAAAGAATTGTAAGAGGATCTGAAGAATATTACGTAATCAGTTTAGATTATGATTATAATAAAGATATTAATGTAGAAGGATCTATTTTTGGTTCTTTTTCAATTCACTCACAAACAAAGTTAATTACACCTGCAGTAATTAACTCTAATACTCTTGATGTTGATTCTACTATCGGATTTCCAAAATCCGGATCACTAGTCGCTGATCTTGATAACGGAACTTCTGTTATCATTAACTATACTTCAAAATCTTATACTCAATTTTACGGTTGCACAGGAATAGATCAAAGTTTAGAATCTGGTCAAGATTTAAGAATTAACTCTTATGCTTATGGTTATTCTGGAATTGGAACAGAGAATGTTGTAAAGGTAAGAGTTACTGGAGTTTTATCAGATCTTCAAATTGATCAGAATACAAAGTATCATACTGAAGGTAGTAAAATTCAAGTAAAAACTCTTGGAAAAGATGTAAATGATATTAAAGCAAATAATTGGATCTTTAATATTGCAACAACTTATAATATTAATAAATTAGAACTTGTTGATTCTTCAAACTTTTCTTATAGAATAACAACATTTGATAATCATAGTTTATTTGTCGGAAACGAAGTAAAGTTAATTTTTACTGATGGAATTGAAATATTTTCATCCGTCTCGGAAGTTTTAAACACAAAATCTTTTGTAGTTACTGGTCAAGGTCAGTTAAACGTTTCTAGAAAAGACAAAGTTCAAAAATTAATTCAAAAAACTGATGCGTTAAATTTTCCATCAGCAAATATTTACAGTACGGATATTCAAAATACTTATCAGGATCAAGATGGGTCAATTTACGTAGCATCATCATCTTTACCAAGTTACTTAAATCAACCTTTAACAATACAAAATAAATCTGTAATTTTCTCAGGGACTTTTAATGGAGAGGAACTGTCCATAGGTGTTCATGGTTTTTATACTGGAGATGCTATCTTCTATACTTCGGTTTCATCTACAAATACTCTAGGTATTAGTGATGGGTTATACTACGTAAAAAAAATTAGTTCAACCTCAATTAAACTTGCAAGAAGTAGATCAAATTTATACAATGGAAAATACTTAAGTTTTAGTGCAACGGTATCAAATAACCAAATTGTTTTAAATGATCTTGCTAATCAATCTTTAGAAAGTCAAAAAATAGTCAGAAAAATTTCAAACCCACAAATTCCTAATGAACCACAATTAACATCTCCAGGTCCAATTGGAATTTTGGTCAATGGAGTTGAAATTTTAAATTACAAATCCAAAGATGCAATTTTTTATGGTCCACTAGAAGAAATTAATGTATTATCTCCAGGATCAAACTATGATGTTATTAATCCACCAGTTCTATCAATAAGTGATACTGTAGGAACAGGAGCTACTGGATATTGTGAAGTTGAAGGTAATTTTGAAGAAATTCGTGTAATTGATGGTGGATTTGATTATGTATCGGAACCAATTATCACAATTACTGGTGGAAATGGGTTTGGAGCAAAAGCAAAGGCAAATCTTTTTGAATTTGAGCACTTTGTAACTTTTAGTGCGATTCAAAATTCTGGGCAAGTTAATTTAACTAGCAATACAATTGGACTTTCTTCTTATCATAAATTTAGAGATGGTGAAAAAATTGTTTATAAACCCGATGGTCAACAAGCAATTGGTGGTTTAACAACAGATTCTGTTTATTATGCTTCAGTTCAAGATTCTTTAAGCATAAAATTACATAACACTTATAATGATGCGATTGCTGGTATTAATACAATAGATTTAACCTCTTATGGAGTAGGAAGTCAAAGAATCTTATCTTTTAATTTGAAGAAAAAAATATCTTCAATTACTGTTTATGATAATGGATCTGGATATAAAAATAGAAAAATTTCGGTAACATCATCCGGAATTAACACCTATTCAAATTCTATTACTGCAAAAAATCATGGATATTCTACTGGAGAAATTATTAAGTATGAAACCAGTGGAGTTGAGATTGGTGGATTAACCTCTGGGCAATCTTACTACATTACTTCTATAGATAAAGATTCTTTTAAATTATCTTTAGTTGGATCTGCAACAACAATTGGAATTGGATCCGCTATTGTTGGAGTTTCTACACTTTCCAATTTTTACTTTAATACAAATCAATACATTGATTTTACTTCTTCTGGAAGTGGTTATCATACGTTTAATTATCTACCAATTAATGTATCAGTAAATGGTATAATTGGAGTATCTACTAGAACAAATCAAAACTTTAACGCGATTTTACAACCTATAGTAAGAGGTGAGATTAAGTCAGTATTTTTAGAATCTGGTGGAGAAAATTACGGATCTGAAGAAATTATAAACTTTAATAGACAACCTACGTTTACTTTACAAAGTGGAACAGGGGCTGAAGTAGTTCCAGTTATTTCAAATGGTAAAATTGTCGAAGTTCTTGTTACAAATCCTGGATATGGATACAACTCACCCCCATCATTTATAATTTCTAGATCTGGAACTGGTGCTTCATTAACACCGGTTATTTCTAATGGATCTTTATCTGAAGTAAAAGTAATTTATGGTGGTAAAGGGTATGAATTAGAAAAAACAACTATTAAAGTTGTTTCTGCTGGTTCTGGATCAGAGTTTCAATCTCTTACACAACAATGGACAATTAATTTAGTTGAAAGATCTATTAGGAGCAATCAAATAACAGATGATGATGGATTTCTTTATACCGGAATTAATTCAAATTATGGATTACAATACACTCATTTATATGCACCAAGAAAATTAAGACAAACAATTCTTTCTCAAAAAATTGTTAATGGGCAAAATGTTTATGTTCCCGACTTAAGCATTGATTTGAATGGTAGAGAAACTTTATCTAATTCACATTCCCCAATAATTGGATGGGCATACGATGGAAATCCAATTTATGGTCCGTATGGATATGAAACTACAAAAGGTGGAAAAATTAAACTATTAGAATCGGGATATTCTGGGGTATTAAAAAATAATAGACCATCTACATCTACATATCCTCTAGGATTTTTTGTCGAAGATTATTCTTACCAAGGAACTGGAGATCTTGATGAATATAATGGAAGGTTCTGCATAACTCCAGAATTTCCAAATGGAGTTTATGCATACTTTGCAACTATTAATCCATCAAATCTAGAATCTTCACCACCATTTCAAAATTACAGAAAACCAGTATTTCCTTATTTTATTGGGAATAGATATAAGTCAATTCTTAATGAGTATAATGTACTACCATCTTCAAATCAAGATGACTTAGATTTAAATGAAATAGGTGTTTTTAGGAACACTATACCATATGGTCTCCTCAATAAAAACACTGATTATGAATTTATTTTAAATCCAAATAGAATTAAAAAACAAAATTCATTCATTACATATGCAAGTTCTGGAACTATAGATTCTGTTGGAATTAAAACTGGTGGTCTTAATTATCAAGTAAAAGACAAAGTTATTTTTAATAATTCAAATACAGGTGGTCAGGGAGCTAGTGCTGAGGTAAGCTTAATAAGAGGAAAAACTATAAATCAAATTAGTGTTAATAATATATCAATTGATGAAGTTGAATTCATTCCTACTTCTTCCGAAGGATTTTTTATTGGATTTTCCCCATCTCCACATAATCTTTTAAATTCGGATGTTATCACTATCACAGGAGTAAGCACATTTTCCACATATTTAGAAAAAACTTATACCATTGGAGTAAGATCCGATACTTTTTCTATTTTAACTGGTGTTGGTACAACTGGAGCAACCGGTATCGTCACTTATTTTGATGTTATTGGTAGATTAGAATATCCTTGGATAAGAGAAAATGATATTTTACAAATCAATTCTGAAAAAATAAAAGTATTAAATATTGAACCAGAACTAAGTAGAATAAGAGTTCTAAGAGAGCAAGAAGGATCTATAGGAACTTCTCATACAGTTTCAACTCTTTTATATGAAAATCCAAGAAAGTTTATTCTTAATACAGGAATAAGTTCAGTAATATCAAACTACAAATATAATAGAGAATTATATTTTAATCCAATAGATGCAGTCGGATTAGGAACAATTTCTGGAGTTGGTATTGGAACAACATTATTATTTTCAAATCCAGGAACTGGGCTAACATCTTTGTTTATTCCCACCAGATCAATATACTTACCAAATCACAATTTAAATACTGGCGATGAATTAATTTACTCTTCAAATGGTGGAAATCCATTATCAGTTTCTACAACTGGATTTACTTCATTCCAACTTACTGATAATCAAATTGTTTACACTGCTAAGATAAACGATAACTTGATTGGAATTGCAACATATAGAGTTGGTCTTGGATCATTTGGTTCTTTTGTTGGAATTAATAGTTCTATTAATACCGATATTTTATATTTTACTGGGTTAGGTTCTGGGGAAATACATAGTTTTACAACAAACTATAATAATGTAATTACTGGTGAAGTAAATAAAAATCTAGTTACAGTTTCTACTGCGTCAACTCACGGATTACAAGTTAATGATAATATATTTTTAGAGTGTTTAACGGGAGTTTCAACATCTTATACAATTAAATATAATGATTATCACAGAAGACTAGTAGTTAATCCAAAAGATTTTACTGCAGGAGATGTTGATGTAACTAATGATACTATCAATATAAATTCTCATGGATTTGTCTCTGGAGAAAAAGTTATTCATACTGCAACAACTCCATCTGGAGGATTGAAAAATAATGGAATATATTTTATTGTAAAAATTGATAATAATAAATTTAAGTTATCTGAAACATCTTATAATTCCACATTAAACACCCCAATATGTGTTAATTTAACAAGTGCATCATCAGGCACTATATCTTTAATAAATCCTCAGATTATTGCAAGGAAAAATCAAAAAGTTATTTTTGATGTATCAGATTCTTCTTTATCATACAATAAAAACTTTACAAGTTATTCTGCTTTTGAATTCAATCTCTACACTGACTCAAAATTTAATAATATTTTTGAATCCCAAATTAAAACAAATGTATTTTATGTAATTAGAACAGGTAGAGTTGGTATAGACACAACGGCTACAGTAACTTTAACATTATCGGATAACATACCAGAAGTTCTTTACTATAAACTAGTTCCAATAGATTATGATAATAATGATGAAACAAAATTAGAAATCATTACCGATTCAGAAAATATTTTAGATAATAATAGATTGTTAGTCAATAATAGTGTTTATAGCGGAAGTTATACAATTTCTGGAATTACTACCAATAGTTTTTCATACAATGTTGTAAGAAATCCAGAAAAAGCATCTTACCTTTCCTCTGAAGCAAAATTATCGTATACAACGAATTCCTTAACTGCTTTTGGTGAAATTTCTAACGTTAGGGTAACTTCTAGTGGAAGAGGATATAAATTTATCCCGCAAGTTTCTAAAATCATATCTCTTTATGGTAATGGATCAGTTTTAGAACCATCTAGTTCCACAATTGGAAAGATAGTTTCCACAGAAATTCAAGATATTGGATTTGAATATTCCGCAGATAAAACATTAAGACCTATAGCAAAAATTCCACAAATTATTAAAATAACTTCACTATCTTCTTTTGAAAGAATAGGAATTTCTTCAGTTGGTAAAAATTATACTATTGCTCCAAATTTAATTGTTCTCGACGGAATTACGAATGATATTATTAATGATGTTGATTTAAGATATAATATTGGGGATAATGAAGTTACTATTTTTAGAAATACAAAAGGTATTAATAATACAAAACCAAATATTATTCCGACAAATAATTCAAATGGAATAGGTATTAATTCAATATCATTTAATAGTAGTACAAAGCAAGTTACTGTAGGATTAGCAGTAAGTTATAGTTCTTCTGCAGATTATCCGTTTGCAGTAGGAGATAAAGTTCTTATTGAAAATACTAGTGTTGGTGTTGGAACTACCTCTAAAGGATATAATTCTTCTTCTTATGGATATTCATTATTTACATTAATTTCTATTGATCCTAATATTGGTGGCGCAAATGGAACAGTAACATATAGCCTAGAAAATTATTTGCAACCCGGAGAAAGTCCAGGAACTTTTTCTGCTGTGTATTCTTCAGGGATAATAACACCAGAAAAGTTTTTCCCAATTTTTGATGTAACTTTAAAGAAAAATCAATTTTTTATCAATGAAGAAATTAGATCTTTAAATGCAAATGGAATAGTTGAAAAATGGGATTCTAATAATGAAATATTAACAGTTTTAACAATAGATAAGTTCAATCCAAATAGTTTAATTATTGGATCTTCTTCAGATTCTCAAGCAGTAATAGAATATATTTTAGATTACGATTCGTCATATGAAGTTTCTTCATCTTCAATTGTTAAAAAGGGATGGAAGACAGAATCTGGATTCCTGAATAATGATTTCCAAAGAATTCACGATAGCGATTATTATCAGTATTTCTCTTATGCTTTAAAATCCAAAATAGAATATGAAGACTGGAAAGATCCGGTCAGTAGCATGAATCATACTGCAGGATTTAAGAAATTTTCTGATCTTGTTGTTGAATCTAAAGATGTTAATTTTGTAGGAATATCAACAGAACAAAATTCAGGAGATTTTATAGGAATTTCTGATTTAATTCGTGTAATTGATTTAAATTGTATTAATGATTTTGATTTAGCTACTGAAAAAACCCTTATAATAGATTCTAATGTAATTTCTGATGAGATCGTATTTAAGTCTGCAACCTTGCAGGATTATTTTGAATCTATTGGGAACAGAGTTTTAATTATTGATGATATTAGTAATCAATTTAATAGTAACCCAAGACCAACAGAATACAGTTCAGTAGATTTATTTGCATTGAATTTAGCAAGATCTAAAAAATATATTACATATGTTATTGATAAAAGATATACTGGAGAAAGACAAATTCTTTTAGTTACTTTATTGCATAATGATTCTCAAGGATTTTTAAATCAATATGGTAGAGTTGAAACGGTAGGTGATCTTGGATCTTTTGATTTTAATATTATTGGTTCAGAAGGACAACTTTTGTTTTATCCAAATAAGTATCAAGTCAATGATTATAATGTAAGTCTATTCTCTTATGATATAAGAGACACTATTGCAGGAATTGGAACTGTTAATTTGGGAGATAGTGTAAAAATTTCTAGTAGCACTAAAACAATTCCTGTTGGATTTAGCACTACGACAACTTTAGTTGGAATTGCATCAACTTATAGAGCATCTAAAATTTTAGTTCAGTATGCTGCTGCTAACCAATCATACTACGAATATGATGAATTGACTGTTATTCACGATGGATCTGATGTAGAATTTCTAGAATATGGACAACTATCAACTGATACATTATCACCAATAGGTTCTTCTGGAATAGGAACGTACAGTGCTTACTTATCTGGTTCAAATTTAAATATTGATTTTACTCCAAATGCCGGTCTTGGTGTTACTTATTACGTAAATACTCTTCGTGTTTCTATTGCAAATACTTCTTCATCTGGAGTAGGTACGGAAACTTTAAATACTGGATATTTAGAGTCAAGAATTACATCAATTGCTTCAAGTACGTCTCCTGTTGCAAACGTTATTTCTGAATATTCAAGCACGTACTCTTGTGCTTACTATATCGCATGTTTGGAAGATCTTACCAATAATCAACAGCAAATATCAGAAATTATTGTTGCAGATGATGGAACTACTCCATCCATAACAGAGTTTGGAATTTTACAAACTAACTCTACAATAGGGGATTTTGATGTAACCATTTCTGGAGGAAAAACCCAACTTACATTCACTCCAATATCTAATGCGGAAGTTCAAGTTAGAGTATTTCAAAATGCTTTGAGAACTCTTAATCCTACTAGTTCCGATTCTTCTATAGATTTAACAAATGCCGCAATTGAAACTGGATATGGAACCTATGAAGGAACTTTTTCAGATATAAAACGAGCATTTGCTTTAAATCATCGACAACTTCCAATTTTTAGAAGAGATTTTGTTGGAAGTGCTTCGACGGTAGTAGATACAGTTAATAATTTAATCAAAATTCCAAATCACTTTTTTGTTACTGGTGAAGAGTTAACTTATAATTACGCTGGCGCAGGAACAACTCAAGCTATTGGAATTTCTACAACAATGATAACAGGTATTGGAACAACTGATAAACTTCCAACAACTGTATATGCAATTAAAGTTGATAATTCTAATATTAAACTTTCATCTTCTGCAGAAAACGCTCTTAAAACTATCCCTGATGTTTTAGTTCTCTCTTCAGTTGGAATAGGAACCTCTCATTCTTTCGTTTCCAAAAAACAAAATTCTAGAGTTTTAGTTAGTATTGATAATGTAATTCAATCTCCTATTGTTGCAACATCCGTTACAACAACTGTTGCGAATCAAATTTCTATTATAGACAATGAAATAAAAGTATCTGGTATTACTTCTTTCTTTGGGGGAGATTTGATAAAAATTAATAATGAAATAATGAAGGTAGAATCTGTTGGGTTTGGAAGTACAAATGTTTTCTTGGTAAGAAGACCTTGGATGGGAACAGGAATATCTTCACATTCCAATGGAGATTTGATTACAAAAGTAACTGGAGATTATAATATCGTCGATAATACAATAAACTTTGTGACGGCTCCTTATGGATTGGTCCCAATAGGAACTACTGCAGGAAGTCCAGATAATGTAGACTACGTTGGAATTAGCACCTTCTCAACGTTCAGTGGAAGGTCTTTCATTAGATCTGGTATTCCAAATACAAGTGATGAACCTTATAATAAAAATTATGTTTTTGATGATATTTCGGCAAACTTTACTGGATACTCAACATCATTCACTCTAAAATCGAATAAAACAAATGTAACTGGTATTTCCACGGATAATTCAATTATATTAGTCAACCAAATATTCCAAGGTCCACAAAGACTCGGTGGGTCAGTAAGTATTGTTGGTGATTGTACACTTAAAGAAAATGTAGGAATTACCAGCATTCAATTTACAGGTTCAATTTCATCAACATCTTATGATATAAACACTGCTAATGTTCCTCTTGGTGGGGTTATTGTTTCTGTTGGTTCAACTGAAGGGTTTGGATATCAACCATTAGTCTCTGCTGGAGGAACTGCTATCATATCTGGATTGGGAACTATTTCCTCAATTAGTATTGGTAACAGTGGATCTGGATATCGCTCTGGACTTCAAACTGTTAGAGTTGGTATTCAGACTGAAGATCTTGTAGATACAAATATTACTTATATTGGAGTTGCTTCAATTAGCAGCGGTAATATTGTAAGTGTCTCTATTACTAATCCTGGAGTTGGTTACACTTCATCAAATCCTCCAATTGTAATTTTTGATTCTCCATTAAGTTATTCAAGTATTCCGTTAGTTTATAGTTCTTCTTCTGTTCCTGGTCTTGGAACAGGAGCAAAGGCCAACATTGTTGTTGGGCAAGGTTCTAGTATAATTGATTTTGAAATTACAAATACTGGATATGGATATGGGCAAGGAGATATACTAACAATTGGAATTGGTGGAACAGTTGGTATTCCAACAAATACATCAATACCTTATAAAGAATTCCAAATTACAATTGATAGAACATATTCAGATAGTTTCTCTGGTTGGTCTTTAGGAAATCTTTTAGTTCTTGATCCATTTGATTCTTTATTTGATGGTACAACGACTTCTTTCCAAATTTCTCTTAATGGACTTCCAAAATCTATCAGAGCCAAATCTGGTTCTAATATTGATGTTCAAGCAACTCTTCTAATCTTTATAAATGATGTACTACAAGTTCCTGGAAAAGGATATGTTTTTAATGGCGGAAGTTTTATAACTTTTACTGAACCACCAAAAGTCGGAGATACTTCCAAAATTCTATTCTATCAAGGAACTTCTTCTGTCGATGTTTTGGATGTTGATATACTTGAAACAATAAAGGTTGGAGATACTGTTAGATTGAATGATGATGAAATTGCATACAAGGAAGATGAAAGACTTGTTACTGCAGTAAATTCTATTGATACTATTAACACTAATCCATATGCTGGACCTGGAATTACTGCAAATGAAAGTTATGTTCGTCCTCTAATTTGGTGTAAACAAACTAATGATTTGTTTATCAATCAAAAGCCAATTACAAAAGATAGAACTTGGTACGAACCACTGATCTATCCAAGCACCAGAATTATACAAACTGTAGGTGTTGGTTCTACTGTTATTTTTGTTGAAAGTGTAAAAACATTCTTTGATAGTTCAAAAGAAAATTCAACAAAACAAAATAAAATCAGAATCATATCGCAAAACAGTGTTGCTGGTGCTTCTGCTACTGCAATTGTTTCTGCAGCAGGAACGATTACATCTGTCTCTATTACCTCTGGTGGTATTGGATATACGTTTGCACCTTCTGTTACATTTGCAAATCCAGTTGGACTTGGATCGACACAAAGAGCAACCGCAACTTCTTCGGTGACCTCTGGAGTTGTTACTTCAATTACAGTTACTACTCCTGGAGTAGGTTATACAATTACAAATCCACCGGTGGTCTTAATTGAAGAACCAAAATCATCTGGATATGTTGAAGATATATCTTCAGTTACCTATAGTGGTGACTTTGGAATTATATCCGGTGTTTCTACAGTATCAGTTGGAGTTGCATCAACCGGAATTGTATTTGATTTACTAATACCAAAAGATTCTTTCTTGAGAGATTCTTCCATTGTTGGTACTTCATTAACTGTAAGTGGAATTCAAACTGGATATTATTTTGTAGTTTATAATTCAAATGTTGGAAGTGGAGTTACTTCACTAAGACAAGATGGATCTGTTGTGAGTATTGGTACTTCATTCTTAGATAATGTATATGAAGTGTCTTCTGTCTCAATTGCACAAACAGATGCAGTTGGATTTGGAGTTACTTATGTTGCGAAAGTAACTGTAAGTGTTAAAAATTATAATGGACTTGTTGGAACTGGATATAGTAATTTCTTTGGTGAATACAGTTGGGGAAGAATTTCTACTCCAACCAGAATAAATCCAAGAGAATTTGAATATTACAATAATGGATTGATTGGAGTTTCTACTTCACCAATCGTTGAAAGATATAATCCCCTCAAATACCTAAATTATAACTAATAAATAGATAAAAAACTTCAAAATGTCCGCAATTATAACTGACCAACTCAGAATTTTAAATGCAAAGAATTTTGTAGCAGCAGCAACTTCTTCTACAAATTCTTATTATTCTTTTATTGGTCTACCAAACGCATCTGATTATTCCTCAACCTGGGATGCAACTCCCCCTGCACCAAAAGATAGTTTTGAGCAGGAGAATGATTATTGGGATACTATGATTGCTTTGAAAAAAATTTCTGCTGGAGATGTAAATCAAGTTGTAAAGAAAAATATTTGGACATCCGGTACAACTTATGATATGTACCGTCACGATATTAGTAGAACAAATACATCAAAACCATCTGGAGCAACTAGCCTATACTCTGCAAATTATTTTGTAATTAATGAAGATTATAAAGTTTATATCTGCCTTCAAAACGGAACAAATCCAGAAAATCCAACAGGCAGACCATCTCTTGATCAACCAACCTTTACTGATCTAGAACCAAGAACTGCCGGTGATAGTGGTGATGGATATATTTGGAAATATCTTTATACAATTAAACCAAGTGAAATTGTAAAATTTGATTCTACTAATTTTATGCCTGTCCCAAAAAATTGGGAAGCTAGCACTGATAATGCAGCAGTTAGAGATAATGCTTTAACAAGTGGTCAGTTAAAAATCGTGACCATTACAAATCGTGGAGTTGGATTGGGAACAGCAAATAGAACTTATACAAGAGTTCCTATTAAAGGAGATGGATCTGGAGCTGAAGTAACAATAGTTATCAATAACGATTCAAAAGTAGATTCGGTTACAGTTTCTCGCGGTGGTTCTGGATATACTTACGGAACTGTTGATTTGATTTCTGGCGGGGTTCCAACAGGTTCAACTTCTCCGATTTTTAATGTGATTATACCACCTCAAGGAGGTCATGGTTCTGATATTTACAGAGAACTTGGTGCATCGAATGTTTTAGTTTACTCTAGAATAGAAAACGATACAGAAAATCCAGATTTTATTACAGGAAATCAAATTGCTAGAGTTGGAATTGTAGAAAATCCAGAAACATATGGTTCTTCTACACTTTTATCTGAAAGTAAAGTTAGTGCGATTTATGCACTTAAACTAACTGGAATTGGGTATAGCACAGCATCTTTTACTGCGGACTCAAGAATTACTCAGACAATTGGTGTTGGTTCCACTGCAGTTGGGAGAGTTGTTTCATACGACTCAGCGACTGGAGTTCTTAAATACTGGCAAGATAAATCTTTGGTTGGGTTTAATAGTGATGGGTCCCAAAATATTTCACCAACTTATGGATTTAACTTAAATAGATTTACATCTTCACCATCAACTGGAGGATCTGTAAATATTATTGGGGGTAGTGTTACCCTAGGAATAGACACAAGTTTTACAGGCGTATCTACTACAATAAATAGTAGAACATATTACCTTGGTCAATCCTTTATAAATGGGATTTCAAATCCAGAAGTTAAAAAATATTCTGGAAACATTATTTACGTTGATAATAGACCTTCAATAACTAGGTCAACAAACCAAAAAGAAGATATCAAAGTTATTTTGCAATTCTAAAGACTCATGCCACAAGAAACGAATCTTAACGTCTCTCCTTATTTTGATGACTTTGATCCTACTAAAGGATATCATAAAATTTTATTTAAACCAGGGTATCCAGTTCAGGCTAGAGAATTAACAACTTTACAATCAATATTACAAAATCAAATTGAGCAGTTTGGAACTCATACTTTTAAAGAAGGAACTCCTATAATTGATGGAAGTATAACTTATAGAAATGACTTAAATGTCGTAGTTATAGAAGATCAATATCAAGGAATATCAGTAGAGTTAATTTTACCTTATTTAATAGGAAAAAAAATTAAAGGACAAACTAGTGGTATAACCGCTGTAGTAAATTCATATCTTATACCATCATTGTCCTCAATTGGTAGAACTACTCTTTATGTAAATTATCTAGATTCTAGTTCTTCAAATAATGAAAATAAAGTATTTTTAGATGGAGAAACTCTTTTATTTGAAGATGAAGCGGAATCTTTATTTTTGAATGAAAATTCTTCTTCTTTACCCCAAAGATCGGAAGGATTTGCAATAACTGTCTCTCAAAATTGCACTACAATTGGATCTGCGGTTTTCATTGATAATGGAGTTTATTTCATCAGAGGATATTTTGTACAAATATCTAGGAATACTTTGTATTTGGATCAATATTCAAATAATCCAAGTTATAAGGTAGGTTTGCGTATTTTTGAAGAATTTATTAATTCATACGAAGATTCTACTTTAAATGATAATTCTCAAGGATTTTCAAATTATGCTGCTCCTGGAGCAGATAGATTTAAGATAACCGCAGTTTTAGACAAAATTGGATTAGATTCTACAGATAATGAAAATTTTGTTCAACTTTTAGAAATAAGAAATGGGATTCTAATCTCTGCTAATAGAACTACAGAGTATAATAAACTTTCTCAAGAGTTTGCTAGAAGAACATTTGATGAATCTGGGGATTATTATATTAAACCACCAAATATTACAGCACAAGAAACTTTAAATGATTTAAAAGGAAACAATGGGGTATTTCTAGAAAATCAATTAACTTATAATAATAACTTCCCAAGCGAAGATATTGGAACATATACAATTTCTCCATTAAAAGCATATATTAGAGGATTTGAAGTTGAAACTATTTCCCCAACATTTATAGATTTTAAAAAACCAAGAACTACTAAAATTTTAGAAAATCAATCTATCAATTATTTTACTGGTCCAACATATACGCTGAATAGAGTATATGGATCTCCTATAGTTAGTATTTCTACCTCTTATACAGTAAGTCTTAGGGACTCAAGAGTTGGATTATCACAGACTACAGCACCAGGAACGGAAATTGGTCTTGCAAGGGTTTATGATTTTGCATTAGAGTCTGGATCATATAACACATCAAATTTAGACACAAATCAATGGGACATATCTCTTTATGATGTCCAAACATACACTGCTGTTGAATTAAATGAACCAATAACTATTTCAGTTCCTACACACATTAAAGGAAAAGAGAGTGGGGCAATTGGATACCTTAGATATGATGTTTCAAACAATAGAAATCTAACTGTATACGATACTAAAGGCAAATTTTCTCTTGGAGAAAAATTAATTTTTAATGGAATTGAGAACACACGAGTTACTACTAAAGTTAAAAATTATGGAACTGGAGATGTTAAGTCTTTATATGGAATAGTTGGAAGTGCTTATACTTTTACGGCAGATACAGTTCAATCTACTTTATCAATTATAGGTCAAGTATCAATTACACAACAATCTGGTGGAATTAGCACAGTCACTTCTTCAAATGCAAATTTTGTTGGAGTTGCGTCTACTGGTAATTTAGTATCTTTTTCAAATCCCGGATTATCGACAAATACTTATGCAAAAATTGAAAGCGTTTCTTCAAATTCACTAACAATTAGTGGATTAACAACTGTTATTGGCGTTGCAGATGGCGGATTGCCGACAGTAACTATTAATCCATCTGATTTTAAAATTTTAACAACCTCCCTTCAATCATCTGTAGATAATACGCTTTATACAGTTTTACCAAAACAAAATATTGCTTCAGTAGATTTTACTAATTCTAGTTTAACAATTAGAAAACAATTTGACGTTACAATTACTTCCAATTCTACAGGGTCTATTACAGCATCCACAAATGAAACGTTTTTGCCATATGATGAAGAAAGATATGTGTTAATTCGTGAAGATGGATCGACAGAACCGTTAAGCTCTGATAAATTCTCTTTTACAAATGGATCCCAAACTTTAACTATTAATGGTCTTGGATCAAACGGAAATGCTAAATTAATTACAACTCTCAGAAAGATTAATATCAAATCTAAAATTAAAGTAAAAAATAGAATAAAATCTATTATTGTAGATAAATCAAAATATTCTGCTTCTGGTACTGGAACAACAACTTTAAATGATGGACTTACTTATGGAAATTATCCATATGGAACTAGAGTTCAAGACGAAGAAATTTGCTTACTTGAACCTGATGTAACTAAAATATATGGAATTTTTGAATCTAATGACACGAATAATCCAGATTTGCCGTCTATTATTCTAACATCACTTTCTGGCCCAACTAATAAAACTGGAGATCTTCTCATCGGAGAAGAATTTATTGGAGAAACAAGTCAGTCTATTGGTATTTACAGCGAAAAAATTAATGATTTAAAAATAGGATTTAATTATTTAAATTCAAATACTTTTATAAATGGAGAAAAAATAACTTTTAAAGACTCTGGTATTACTGGATTTATATCTTTGTTGGACGCTGGAGATAGAGACATTACTTCTCAGTTTATTTTAGAATCTGGACAAAAAGATACAATTTATGATCAATCAAAAATTATTAGAAATTCTACGTTCAAAGAACCCACAAAAAAACTCAAAATATTTTTTGAATCTGCAAGTTTCTTGTCTGCAGATACTGGAGACTTAACTACTACTAATTCTTATGAGCAATTTGATTATTGCGATATAAACACAATAAATGGTATTCGAAATTCAGATATCTTAGATATTAGACCTAGAGTTTCTACTCCAACTATTACGGAGGGATCAAGATCTCCATTTGAATTTTTATCAAGATCATTTACTTCATCTGGAAACAGTGCAGCAAATATTCTTGCATCCGACGAATCAATTTTATTGAGTTACTCATTTTATTTACCAAGAATTGATAAAATTTTCTTAACAAAAGATGGAGTTTTTCAATTAAGTAATGGAACTCCATCAGAAATTCCACAAGAACCGATTTCAAACGATGATGCACTACAGATAGCAACTATTGCACTTCCAGCTTATCTTTGCAATATTAACGATGTTAGTATTAACTTGAATCAGTATAAGCGTTATAAAATGTCCGATATCAGTAAACTTGAGGACAGAATTAAAAACTTAGAATTTTATACCGCTCTTTCATTACTTGAAATTGATACGTCAAATCTTTTAATACAAGATGCCAACGGATTGAATAGATTTAAATCTGGATTTTTTGTAGATGATTTTTCAACTACAATTTCGCAGAAAAAAATAACAATTGTTAAAAATAGTATTGATATATCAAATTCAGAGTTAAGACCAACTCATTATTCTACTTCTATTGATTTATTACTTGGAACAAATTCACTTTCTGGTATTAGTACTTCTGGAGGAAATCCTTTAGCAGATTTACGAACTGATAATAGCTTAATTGGAAGTGGAGTAAGAAGAACTGGACAACTTATTACTTTAGATTATACCGAGGTTGCACATATAACTCAACCATATTCATCTAGAGTTGTAAATGTAACTCCATATGTTGCAGATTATTTTGGAGGAACTATCCAATTATTCCCATCATCAGACTTGTGGGTTGATCAGGTTAGAGTTGAAGCAAAAACAGTTAACGCGGAAGGAAATTATAATCAAACAAAATCTCAACTAACTGCCCAAGGATTTGATGCACAAACTGGATTTGGTCCAGTAACATGGGGATCGTGGGAAACAGTTTGGACTGGATCTAATGTTTCTACAAGCACTAGAGAAGTAACAAGAGGTTATCAAGTCTTTAGTGAACAACTTAATACGACAACAAAAACTGGAACGTCAACCAGACAAGGAACAAGAAAAGTATTAAAGGAAGATTTTGCAAATACTTCTTTTGGAGACAGAGTTTTAAATTCTCAAGTTATTCCAAATATAAGATCAAGAAATATAGAATTTATTGCAAAGAGATTAAAACCATCCACAGCAGTTTATGCATTTTTTGATGGAGTAAATGTAAATAAATTTGTTATTCCAAAACTTTTGGAAATAACGATGTCTAGTGGTGTATTTAATATTGGCGAAACGGTTGTAGGATCTTTTGATGATAAAAATTCAACTTCTCCAAAAATTACATTTAGAGTAGCACAACAAAATCATAAGTATGGAAGTTATAACAGTCCTTCAGATGTTTACACTATAGACCCTTATACCAGAAATTCAACAATTTCTTCAAATTATTCCGCAACTTCAACTATTTTAAATATCGATACTTATAGTTTATCCAATCAACCACAAGGACAATTTAGTGGATATGTTGCTGTCGGTATGAAATTAAGAGGTCAAACAAGTGGTGCAGAAGCAACAATTAGTAATTTAAGATTAGTAACTGATAATCTTGGTGTTGTTATTGGATCTTTCTTTATACCGGATGGAAATATTAACGTGAATCCAAAGTTTGAATGTGGAACTAAGTTATTCAGACTTACAAGTAGTTCTTCAAATGCTCAAGTTGTAGGATCATTTACAACTGCAGCAGAAGAAAGATATTTTGCCGAAGGAAAAATCAATACTGTCCAAGAGAATATTATAGCAATAAGAAATGCTAGAGTTGAAACACAAAATACATCAGAAAGTCAAGTCGTATCTGAGACTGGTGATCCAGTTGTTGTTAGTAGCACTTTGATTAGAACAATTCCACCACCGCCACCTCCACCACCTCCACCACCACCTCCACCACCAAGGCCGCCTGGTCCTCCACCACAACCGCCACCACCAAGGCCGCCTGTTCCACCGCCACCATTACCAATAAATGCACCACCAAGAGTTCCTCCTCCACCTCCACCTCCACCTCCACCACCACCTCCACCGCCACCAGCGGTAACGGGTTCTTGGGTAATCGGCAAAGGTGGCGTACAATGGCAGTCAACAAATCCTTTTGTTCCGCAAGTATATCCACCTACCTTTAACGCAGGAGGTACAATAAATTATAGTGCTCCTGGCGGAGCAATAGTATCTCAAGGTTCAGGTAGATCTGATATAAACTTGAAGAAAAATATTAAAAATATTGATAATGCGCTAATCAGACTACTAAATATTAAAACTAATTAATTGAAATGACTTTGAAAAAATTATTAAAAATAAATGGAAAACAATATGAGTGGAATGAAAAAATGGCTGAGTTAACAGGTGTAAGAGGAATTCATCATGGAGTTATAGCTCAGGAAGTTCAAAAAGAATTTCCTGAGATGGTTTATAAAGGTTCTGATGGTTATTTGTGTGTTGATTATATTCAGTTAATTCCTGTAATGATCGAAGCGATTAAAGAATTAAAGCAAGAAATTGATGCTCTCAAAACAAATAGTTCAAACACCACAGTAGAAACAAAAACTGGTGAAACTCTATGGACATGGGGTTCTAACAGTTATGGAAAAATTAGGACAAAATAATTTAACACAATATTCATCTAAATAATGTATCATAGAATAATAAAAGTCAACAGATATTAAAATGAAAATTGTAGATCCTTTAGCACAGTCATTTTACGTTGATCCAGAAACTGGAATTTTTGTTACTTCTGTTGACTTATATTTTTGGTCAAAGGATGATAATTTACCACTGACTGTGCAACTTAGACCTATGGAATTGGGTCTTCCAACTCAAAAAGTATATCCTTTTAGTGAAGTTGTTTTGGATCCAAAAGATGTTAAAATTTCTAATGATGCGACAATTCCAACAAAAGTAACTTTTGAATCTCCAATCTACTTAAGTGGTAGAAAATTTCATTCGATTGTTTTATTATCTAATTCAGATCAATATAATGTTTGGGTTTCTAAATTAGGTGAATTTGATGTTACTTCTAGTTCTGGAGTAGAATCAAAGCAAATTTTAGTTACAAAACAACCACTATCTGGTGGACTATTTAAATCACAAAATGCAGTAACTTGGAATGAAAGTCCATATGAGGATTTGAAGTTTACTTTATACACAGCATTTTTTCTCGGACCAAGAGGTGATATAAATTTCTATAATCCCGAATTAAATACTGGAAACGCTCAAATTGCAACCTTATTACCAAATGCACTTGAGTTTTCTTCAAAAAAAATAAGGGTTGGTTTGGGGACCACAGTTCAAGACTCCGGATTAACTCTTGGAAATACAATCAGCCAACAAAATACAAATGCAACAGGTAATTATGTAGGATCTGCAGGCACTGCATTTGGATCTTTGAGGATTGTTAATGCTGGAGTTGGTTATACACCATCATCTGGATCGCAAGTTTATAGCGGCATTGCTCTCACTAGCATCACAGGAAATGGTAGAAACGCTACTGCAAATATCACTATTACTAATGGAGTAGCGGTTGCAGCGACAATAAGTGATGGTGGTACTGGATATGTTATTGGTGATATTATTACCGCTACTCAAATAGGTTCTCAAACTTTAGGAAGAAATTTACAATTATCTGTCCAAAATTTAAGTGGAATTAATGAATTAATCTTAGATAATGTTCAGGGTGATTTTGAAGCTGGTGTTGGAAAAACAATAAGATATACAAATAATCTTGGAATAACTACGGATTTAAATTACTCCGTTGGTGGAAATATTGTGATACCTGCAGATGGTATACAAGTTGAAACCGATGGATTAAATATCAAAGTAAATCATAAGAACCATGGTATGCACGCTGGAGAAAACATTGTAAAAATTTCTAATGTTCTTTCTGATGTAAAACCAATAAAAATTACAGCAGGTTATGCTAAAAATTCTTCTTCAGATATTTTAGTAAGCGAAACTATAAACTTTTCAACTTTTGAAAATGTAGGGATAAGCAGTACAAATCCAGGTTATATTTTAATAGGAGATGAGATACTATCCTATGAGGGAGTGACCTCAAATTCTTTAACTGGTGTTACCAGACAAATTGATCAAACACTATCATCTAGTTATTCTGAAGGAACATCGGTTTATAAGTATGAATTAAATGGTATATCTTTAAGGAGAATTAACACGAATCATACATTACAAGATGCTACTGTTAATGATCCTATTGATCTTGATTATTATACGATAAAAATTGATACTTCTCAAGATGGAAAAACTACATCACTTCCCCAAGGACAAGTTGATAGAAGTGTTGGTATTAGTTTTCCAAAACTTTATGCAAAAGAAACAAAATCTGCGGGAGGAAATTTAATTAATGCAACACAAAATATACAATATGAAATTGTAAGACCTAATATTCAAACGTTAACTCCAAATGGAACTAGCATTTCAGCAAAGATGAGAACTATTGGGGGAACTAGTGTTGATGGAAATGAAATTTCCTTCGAAGACAAAGGATTTTCAGACATTTCCTTAAGTTCAAATAATTACTTTGATTCTCCAAGATTAGTATGTTCAAAAGTAAATGAAGATGAAAGGCTGGATAATATTTCTGGGAATAAGTCTTTGAATATTAATTTATCTTTAACGTCAACGGACGCTTTCATTTCTCCAGTTATTGATTTGGATAGGATTGGATTGGTTTTAATTACAAATAGAGTTAATAATCCAATTCAAAATTATATTACAGATAACAGAGTGAACACACTTGAGGACGATCCATCTTCATTTGTGTATGCAACCAATAGTATTGCTTTAGAGGCACCTGCAACATCCATTAAACTTTTGTTAGCAGCTTATGTTAATATTTTTAGCGATTTGAGAGCACTTTATGCAATTCAAAATGATCCAAACGAAACACCAGTTTATTACCCATTTCCTGGATTTTCTAATTTAGATTCTTCGGGACAAGTTATTGAGGATTCATTGAGTGATGGAACTTCCGATAAAAAAGTTGTTAAAACTGATGTTCTTGCGTATGCGAGTGATGAGATACCTTTTAGAGACTACGAGTTTACAATAGATTCACTTCCTTCTTTTAGATACTTTAGTATTAAAATAGTTGGAACTTCAACTAATCAAGCATTTCCACCTAGAATAAAAGATTTTAGAGTTATTGCTCTTGCTTAATTATGAACTATTCAAGAATAGAAGGTCATGCTAATTTAATTAGAGATGAGTCAACAAACGCAATTTTAAATACTAACATGACCGAGTATAAAAATTATCTTGCTTTAAAAAAATCTAAAGAAAATGAGACAAAAAGAATAGAAAATTTAGAGTCTGATATAAAATCCGTGAAGGATGATTTAACAGAAATTAAGGATTTACTTAGAGGGATCATCAATGGACCCAGATAAAATTACTTTAGAAAATATATCTAAAATGTTTGAATATGAAAAACTTGCTAGAGATATAGATAGTATAGATGATATTGAAACTTTGAGGGATTATTCAAAGTCGTACATTAAATTATATCTCAGTCAACAGGAAGTAATAGCAAATCTTAAATTCTAATGGCGCAACCATCTACTAGACAAGAACTCATTGATTATTGTAAAAGAAAACTGGGTGCTCCAGTTTTAGAAATTAATGTTGCCGATGAACAAATTGAAGATTTAGTGGATGATGCAGTTCAATTTTTCCAGGAAAGACATTTTGATGGTGTTTATCCCGCGTTTTATAAGTATAAAGTAACGCAATCTGATATTGAAAGAGGAAGAGCAGGTTATAGTGGTGAAAGTGTAGGAATAGCGACTACATCTGCAACTACAAATATTGTTGGTACGGCGACAACTTTCACGTATCAAGAAAACAGTAATTATTTGCAGGTTCCACCTAATATAATTGGAGTAAATAAAATATTTACTTTTGATGGAGCAAATACAATTACTCATAATATGTTTAGTGTTAAATATCAATTATTTTTAAATGATATTTACTACTGGGGAACAACAGAACTTTTAAGTTATGCAATGGTAAAAACTTATCTTGAAGACTTGGATTTTTTGCTCAATACTCAGAAACAAATAAGATTTAATAAAAGACAAGACAGATTGTATTTAGATATTGATTGGGGATCTGTAAGAGAAGGGCAATATTTCATAATTGATTGCTACTCAACTCTTGATCCAAGTGATTATTCTAGAGTTTGGAACGATTCTTTCTTAAAACCATATTTAACCTCATTGATCAAAAGACAGTGGGGGCAAAACATGATGAAATTTACTGGAGTTAAATTACCAGGAGGAGTTGAGTTAAATGGAAGACAAATGTACGATGACGCTCAAAGAGAAATTGATATTTTAATGGAAAAAATGTCTAGCACTTATGAACTTCCACCACTAGACATGATCGGATAATAAAATGCTTAATCCGTTTTTTCTTCAAGGATCTAAGACAGAACAAGGTCTTATTCAAGATCTAATAAACGAACAACTCCGAATGTATGGAGTTGAAGTTTATTATCTTCCCAGAAAATACCTTACAGAAAACACTGTAATTAGAGAAGTTATTGAATCTTTGTTTGATGTTGCTTATCCAATAGAAGCTTATGTGGACACTTACGAAGGATACGGTAATAATCCAACTATATTATCAAAGTTTGGAATTCAGGCACTAAATGAAATTAATTTAATTATTTCCAGAGAAAGATTTAAAAATTATATCTCACCTTTGATTAAAAATCAATCTAATATTAAACTTTCATCAAGACCAAAAGAAGGCGATCTAGTCTATTTTCCTTTGGGAGATCGTATTTTTGAAATAAAATATGTTGAGCACGAAAAACCATTTTATCAACTTCAAGGATTATATACGTATGAATTACGATGTGAATTGTTTAGATATGAAGATGAACTTATTAATACTGGCGTAGAAGAAATTGATGATACAATTAGTGGAGATGATCCTGCAGATGAAAATCAAGTTGCTATTGGTAATGTTGTAAGTCTTACGATGGTTGGAGCAGCTGTTACCGCGATAGCAACCGCTTCTATTATTAATGGTGGAGTAAGGTATATTACTGTTACAAATAGAGGTGGTGGGTATACAAGTACACCAACAGTTGGAATTTCTTCAGCACCATCTGGAGGTAAAACCGCAACGGCAACTGCTCAAATGATAGGTGGAATTGTAGTCTGCAATGATAATACAAATCCAAATGCAAAATCAGTTCAAAGTGTTGCTCTTACAAATTCTGGATATGGATATACCGTTGCGCCTGGAGTAAGGTTCATTGGAGGCGGCGGTAGTGGTGCAACAGGTATTTCATCTATCGGAAATGGTGTTGTTGGAGTAATTACAATTACTAATCCAGGTTCTGGATATGCTGCTGCTCCATCGGTTACTTTCAGTGGAATTTCATCAGTATCAGCTGCAGCAACGGTAACAGTATCTTCTGCAGGTACAATTACTTCCATCAATCTCACCAATGCAGGATTGGGATATACTGTTGCGCCTACGATCATTATAGGAAATCCAAATGTCGGTGGAATAGGAACTTATGTCTTTAATGAACTTGTTACTGGGTCTCAAAGTGGAACTACAGCAAGAGTTAAACTTTGGAATTCGGTCACGAATGTACTTCAAGTATCTCAGATTGATGGTGAATTTACTCCAGGAGAAACAATCGTTGGAGCAGCATCAAGTGCATCTTACAGTTTAAGAGTTGCTGATGTTTATCCAATAAGTGATGGATATGCAGCAAATAAAGAAATAGAAGATGAAGCAGACAGTATCATAGACTTCAGTGAGACAAATCCTTTTGGTATGCCTTAATTTAGATAAATATTAGTTATTAATAGTTAATTCAGATGTTTGAATATTTTTATCACGAAATTTTACGAAGAACTGTAATTTCATTTGGTTCTTTGTTTAATAATATAACCATTAAGCATAAAAATAATTCTGACGAGGTTGTAAGCTCAATCAAAGTTCCGTTGGCTTATGGACCAACACAAAAATTTCTAGCGAGATTAAATCAATCGCCAGATTTAAATAAACCGGTACAAATTACGTTACCCAGAATATCTTTTGAATTCACTGGTTTAACATATGATCCAACAAGAAAGTCTACAACAACTCAAACTTTTACAACTAAATCAGCGACTGACGGCACAGAAACAAAAAAAGTTTTTCTACCAGTCCCTTATAATATGCAATTTGAATTAAGCATCATGTCTAAACTGAATGATGATGCACTTCAGATTGTGGAGCAAATCTTACCTTATTTTCAACCTGCATACACAATGACGGTTGAGTTAGTTGATTTGATTAATGAAAAAAGAGATGTTCCAGTTGTACTCGAAAATATTACCATGCAAGATGATTATGAAGGAGATTTTACAACTAGAAGAGTTTTGATTTATACATTAAGATTTACCGTAAAGACTTATCTTTTTGGTCCTATTTCTTCCGCAACGAAGGATATTATCAAAAAAACAACCGTCAGTTATATTGCTGGAGATACTACCAATACTCCAACGAGAGAGGTTGTATATTCTGCAGAACCAAGAGCAATCAAAAACTATACGGGAACTGTTATAACAAACTTAGCAAAAGATATTACTACGGAAGACACATTAGTAACAGTAAATGACGCAAGTTCCATTTCAATTAACACATATATTGATCTGGAAGGAGAAGAATTGTACGTTAAGTCTAAAGCAGGTAATGTACTTACCGTTGATAGGGGAAGAGATGGTACAACGATAACATCACACTTAACAGGTGCTCAGGTTAAATCAATCACCGCAACAGATAACACTCTTATAGAAGATGGTGATGATTTTGGATTTAGTGGTACTACCTTTTAATAAAAAATGAAAATGACGAAAAAATTTGATAATCTCAATGAAACTTTTAACGTAGATGGTGATATTGTTCCTGTTAAATCAGAGCAAGTTTCCAATGAAATAGAAAAGTATGCTTCAGCAGCAGATGATATTAAAAAAGATTATGAATACGCTAGAGGCAATTTGTATTCTTTAGTTGAAAAAGGGCAGGAGGCAATTAACGGTATTCTTGAATTAGCGCAAGAAAGTGAAATGCCTAGAGCTTATGAAGTTGCAGGTCAATTGATTAAAAACACAAGTGAAATTGCAGAAAAACTGATGGCGCTGCATAAGGTTAAAAAAGATGTTGAAGAAGAAAAAACAAAAGGTCCTACTACAGTAAACAATGCACTTTTCGTTGGATCTACTGCAGAGTTAGCTAAATTATTAAAACAACAGTCTCAAATAGACGATGAAAACATTTAAACAGTTTCAAGAAGAGTGGACTAATAAATATAAAAAGAGTATTGATTGCTCCAATCCGAAAGGATTTTCTCAACGTGCTCATTGTGCAGCGAGAAGAAAAAGAGCAAAAGGTGAAGAGACTAAATCAAAACCAGTTGAATAATGCCTAAAATCAAGTCACATAAAACAGTTGAGCAAATTGCAAAGAAGCATCGTCTTGATGTTTCTTTCATACAAAAGCAACTTGATATGGGAGAACCTATTGAACACGAACATACCAAAGATCACGAATTAGCAATGGACATTGCTCTTCAACATCTTGATGAAATTCCAGATTATTATACTCGTTTGAAAAAGATGGAAGCAGATGCTAAAAAGCATCATAAAAAATTTAAAGATGTTACTGAAGAAGGTCTTAGAGATTGGTTTGGAAAATCTAAATCAAAAGATGGAAAGTCTGGATGGGTAAATGTTGTGACTGGCGGAACTTGTGCTAGTGACGAACCAGGAGAAGGCGTTCCAAAGTGTGTCTCTTCGGCAAAGAGAGCGAGTATGACCCCAGCAGAAAGACTTTCTGCAGCAAGAAGAAAAAAAGAAGCAGATCCAGGACAACAACAAAAAACTGGCGCGGCAAAACCAACATACGTTTCAACTGATAGTCCAAGAAAAAAAATGAAAAAAGAAGAAGTGGAACTACAAGAAGTCAAAGATAAACCAGGAAAAAGTAGTGGTAAAAAGGACGCTTGCTATCATAAAGTAAAGTCACGTTATAGTGTTTGGCCAAGTGCATATGCATCGGGAGCACTGGTTAAGTGTCGTAAAGTTGGTGCTGCAAACTGGGGAACTAAATCGGAGGAAACCATGCAAGAAGAGGAAAGATATTGTCCATTATGTGATAAGAGAGAAACAAGATCTCAATGTTCTTACGGCGAAAAGGCATGGGATAAAGTTTCTGTAAAAGATGAAGAGTATTCAATGGTTAGATCAGAAATCCAAACCATTATGAATGCTGCGAAAAGACTTAATGCAAAAGTAGGTAAAGGTGAAGGTAATCTTGAAGCATGGGTACAATCAAAGATTACTAAAGCAGCAGATTATATTGATACCGCAGCAGATTATATTGATAGTGGAGAGATGGAAGAACAGAAACTAGTGGATAAAATTAAAAGTGAAGTGTTAGACGAAAAATGTTGGCCTGGTTATAAAAAGAAAGGCATGAAAACAATGTTTGGAAAGAGATATCCAAATTGTGTAAAAGCAGAAGATGTAACTATTGAAGATGCTGATGGTAATACATTTGCGGAGGTTGTGGATTTAATTAAACCAGAACCAATCAAAGGATTTAAGTCTCAAGTAGAAGAAGCAACACGTCTTCAAGCACAAACCGGTAACATAGTTGGAGTTACTCTTTCTTGGAGAGGAAAATATTACTCACTGAGAATGTTTTTCCCGCAGGTAAAACTCCCAACAAGAAAGGAAATAAATGATGAACTTCAGAAGGTTTATCCAGGTTCTAATGTAATATATCATTCAGTTTCTGAACTTCAACCAGGACAACCTTTGATTCAACCAGGACTTCAAGGTGGTTCATTAGCATCTCCAGGTCCATCTAAGAAATATGTAAAGCCATATGGAGAGCAAGTTGAATTTGATGAAGATTGGCAAAAAGTCAATCGTCAAGACAAAACAGATGGATTAAGTCAAGCAGCAGTTAATGCATATCGTCGTGAGAACCCTGGTTCGAAACTCCAAACTGCTGTTACTGAAAAAAATCCATCAGGTAAAAGAGCAAAACGTCGCTCTTCATTTTGTCGTAGAATGAAAGGAATGAAATCAAAATTAACATCAGCAAAAACTGCTAGAGATCCGGATTCTAGAATTAATAAAGCACTTCGTCGTTGGAATTGTAATTAGTAATTAGGTTTTTATTATGAGTGATGTATATCTTGGTAATCCATTATTAAAAAAAGCAAATACTCCCATTGAGTTTACTCAAGAACAAATTCTTGAGTTTCTTAAATGTCAGGATGACCCTGTTTATTTTGCTAACAATTATGTAAAAATTGTAACTCTAGACCATGGTCTGCAAACATTCAAGCCATATCATTTCCAAGAGAAATTAATTAATAATTTCCATAAGAATAGATTTAACATTTGCAAAATGCCACGACAGACTGGAAAGTCTACAACTGTGGTATCTTTTCTTTTACATTATGCGGTATTTAATGATAATGTAAATATTGGTATTCTCGCAAACAAAGCAGCAACAGCAAGAGAACTTTTAGATAGATTACAAACTGCTTATGAGAATCTACCAAAGTGGATGCAACAAGGAATTATTTCTTGGAACAAAGGTTCTCTAGAACTTGAAAACGGCTCAAAGATTTTAGCAGCATCTACATCAGCATCTGCTGTTCGTGGTATGTCTTTTAATATTTTATTTTTGGACGAATTTGCGTTCGTTCCAAATCATATAGCAGACTCATTCTTTGCATCGGTTTATCCAACAATTACTTCAGGTAAACAAACTAAAGTTATTATAGTCTCAACTCCACACGGTATGAACCATTTCTACCGAATGTGGCATGATGCTGAAAAAGGTAAAAATGAATATGTCTTTACTGATGTTCATTGGAGTGAGGTTCCTGGTCGTGATGAAGAATGGAAGGCACAAACTATTGCAAACACTTCAGAACAACAATTTAAAGTTGAATTTGAATGTGAATTTTTAGGATCTGTTGACACTTTAATTGCACCAAGCAAACTCAGATCTCTCGTATACGACCATCCTAAGACCCGGAGCGCGGGTTTAGATGTATATGAAGACCCTATTGAAAATCATGATTATCTAATCACTGTAGACGTTGCTAGAGGGGTGGGAAACGATTATTCTGCATTTACTGTAGTGGACATAACTCAATTTCCACATAAAGTAGTTGCAAAGTATAGGAACAATGAAATAAAACCAATGTTATTCCCAAGTATAGTTCATGAAGCAGCAACCGCATATAACAACTCTTACATTTTATGTGAAGTAAATGATGTTGGAGATCAAGTAGCAAGTATTCTTCAATATGATTTGGAATATAATAATCTACTCATGTGCTCCATGAGAGGAAGAGCGGGACAGATTGTTGGACAAGGATTTTCTGGAAAGAAAACTCAACTTGGGGTGAAGATGTCCAAAACGGTTAAAAAAGTTGGATGCCTTAATCTTAAAACAATGATTGAGGAAAATAAACTTCTTTTAAATGATTATGAAATCATCAGTGAATTAACAACCTTTATTCAAAAACATAATTCATTTGAAGCAGAAGAAGGATGTAATGATGATCTTGCAATGTGTCTGGTAATTTATGCTTGGTTGGTTGCACAAGATTATTTTAAAGAACTCACTGATCAAGACGTAAGAAAAAGATTATATGAAGAACAAAAAAATCAAATTGAACAAGATATGTCTCCCTTTGGATTTATTTCAGATGGATTAGATAGTAATAGTTTTGTTGATGTTGATGGCGATAGATGGTTTGTTGATGAATATGGAGATCGTGCTTACATGTGGGAGTACATGTAAATGGATTTAGACAAACAAATTAAATTAGGTCATTTATTACTTACAGATAGACAATGTAGAGTGTGTGGAATAGAAAAAAATTTAATTGATGGATTTTATAGAACACGTAAAGATCGTGGACCAGTTGCATCATCTTTTTCATATGAGTGTAAAGAATGCACAATTAAAAGGATAATTGTTGGTAAGATGACTACAAAAGTTTTTGATAGATGGGAATATCCTGACTGGTAAGTAATTCACGTCACGTTTCCCCTGTGAAAAGTGAGGTTTTAATAAATATTTTTTAGTTAAACTGAGATTTACGGAGAAAAACATGGCGACTCCTCAATTATCTCCAGGCGTACTCGTCAGAGAGGTTGATCTAACTGTAGGAAGAGCTGATAATGTTTTAGATAATATTGGAGCAATTGCTGGTCCTTTTGCAATTGGTCCTGTTGATCAAGCGATTGATATTACAACCGAACAGCAATTAATCAATACTTTCGGAAAACCACTTTCCACAGATGCACAATATGAATATTGGATGAGTGCATCTTCTTTCCTTTCATATGGTGGCGTTCTTAAAGTTGTAAGAACTAGCGGATCTACATTAAATAACGCCAACTCCACAAGAGCAGGTGTAAGCAGCAGCTCTTTAAGAATTAAAAATTATGATGATTACAACGCTAATTATTCTGCAGACACTGTAACATGGGGAGTAGCAGCAAAAAATCCAGGAGCATGGGCAAATAAACTCAAAGTATGCTTAATTGATGATAAAGCAGACCAAACTCTGTCGATTGCATCAACAACAGGTGTTTCTGTTGGGATGGGAGTAACAACTCCTCTTACAAATCAAGTCATTCCAGGACTAGGCACTACAACAACTTTTACTGGATATTTAAAAGGAATCATCACTGGAGTTGGTGCTTCTACAATTGATGTTAAGATTGTATCTAGAGTAACTTCTGCTGGTGTTGAAACGGGAACAACATATTCACCAAGAGATCAAGCAAATTCATTTAGACCAGGAAACACCGTTTCTGTTATAAATTCATCTGGTGTTGGTGTTGCTACTGCTACTCTTGGATCATCAGAAAATGATGTTCTTGATTGGTATGATCAACAAACTCTTGGTCTTACAAATTCTCTAGTTTATTGGAAATCAATTGCTCCTAAACCAATATCAAGCAATTATTCACTTTCTAGACAAGGCAAAAATGATGGTCTCCATGTTGTTATTGTGGATGATCTTGGATCAGTAACTGGAATTCAGGGAAATCTTCTTGAGAAGCATTTATTCCTCTCTAAGGCATCTGATGCTATCTCTGCAGAAAATTCACCACAAAAAGTATTCTGGAAAGATTATCTAGCATTAAATTCTGCATACATTTATGCTGGCGATAATCCTTCCGATGGATCTGATGGATTTGTAGCAGCATCTGGATTTAGTTCTGGATTTGCTGGAATTACAACTGCTTCTGGACTCTGGAATCAAAGTGCTCAAGGAGTTACTTATAACGTAATTGGAAACGCTACTTATAATTTAACTGGTGGCGTAGATTATTCAGCATCTGGTGGAATGACTGCTACCCTTGGTGACTTAATTACTTCATATGAACTTTTCTCTAACAAAGATGAAATTCAAGTTGATTATTTAATAAATGGTCCTGGACTTGCTAATAAAGCAGATTCTCAAGCAAAGGCAAATTATCTAATTTCTCTTGCTGAATCTAGAAAAGATTGCGTAGCGGTTGCTTCACCTCATCGCGCAGACGTTGTTGATGTAACAAATACAACAACTCAAACCAATAACGTTATTCAGTTCTTCTCACCACTTTCTTCTTCATCATATGCGGTATTTGATAGTGGTTATAAGTACACATACGATAGATTTAATAATAAGTTCCGTTACATCCCATGTAACGCTGATGTTGCTGGTTTGATGGTAAGAACAAATATTGTTTCTTATCCTTGGTTCTCACCAGCAGGTCAACAAAGAGGCATTTTAAATAATGCAATTAAACTTGCATACAATCCAAATAAAGCACAAAGAGATCAACTTTATCCATTGAGAATTAACTCAATTGTAAATCAACCCGGAATTGGAATTCTGCTCTTTGGTGATAAAACTGCTCTTGGATATGCATCTGCATTTGATAGAATTAATGTTCGTCGCTTGTTCCTTACTGTTGAGCAAGCACTTCAGAGAAGTGCCCAAGCACAACTATTTGAACTAAACGACGAAATCACAAGAGCAAACTTTAGAAACATCGTTGAACCATACCTCCGTGATGTTCAGGCAAAGAGAGGTCTCTATGGATTCCTTGTTGTTTGTGATGCATCAAATAACACACCTGATGTTATTGATAACAATGAATTCAGAGCTGATATTTATCTGAAACCTGCTAAATCAATTAATTACGTAACACTTACTTTTGTTGCTACCAGAACTGGAGTAAGTTTTGAAGAAGTCGCTGGTACTGTTTGATTAAGGTAAAAACCACAAGGAGGAACTTAAAAAATGGCACACTCTATTCAGGATTTTAAATCAGCACTCATTGGTGGTGGCGCCCGCCCCAATTTATTTGAAGTAACTATTCCAGGAAATATTCCAGGATCTGGTGTATTACCAAATAACTTTTCTCTACTTTGCAAATCAGCTGCACTTCCTGCTTCCAATATTGCTTCTATTGATGTACCTTTTAGAGGAAGAATTTTTAAGGTAGCAGGTGACCGTACTTTTGATACTTGGACAATTAATGTTATTAATGATCAAGATTTTGCAATTAGAAATGTAATGGAATCTTGGATGCAATCCATTGGTCAATATGCTGATGGAAGCGGTTTTACAAACCCAGCAGATTACATGGTAAATGCTTATGTAAAACAATTCAAGAGAGGTAGAAGTAATGTTGGTTTTGACACACCAACAGGATCCGGTCTTGAAGTTGCACAAACATACAAGTTTTATGATATTTTCCCAACTAACATTGCTGCAATTGATTTGTCATATGATACATCAGATGCAATTGAAGAATTTACTGTAGAGTTCCAAGTTCAGTACTGGACTCCTACCAATGAAGAAGCATAATAAATAGTCTAAAGGAAAATAACAAAATAAATTATGGCAAGATTGTTTGGTTTTTCAATTGAAGATACAGAACCACTGTCTCCGAATGCGGTCAGTCCAGTACCTCCTAATAATGAGGATGGAACTGACCACTATCTGAGCAGTGGTTTTTTTGGATCATATGTAGACATTGAGGGTGTTTATAGAACAGAATTTGATTTAATCAAGCGATATCGTGAAATGGCACTTCATCCAGAGTGTGATAGTGCAATTGAAGATATTGTAAATGAAGCAATTGTATCAGACACAAATGATACTCCAGTAGAAATTGAGCTATCAAATCTTAATGCTAGTGATGGTATTAAGAAAAAAATCAGGCAAGAATTTAAATATATTTTATCACTTTTAGATTTTGATAAAAAGTCTCATGAGATTTATAGAAACTGGTATGTTGATGGAAGACTTTACTATCACAAAATGATCGACTTTAAGAATCCTCACGAAGGAATTCAAGAGTTGCGTTACATAGATCCAATGAAAATGAGATATGTAAGGCAGCAAAAGAAAAGTGAGAAAGACAAATATAGATTATCAAATATTAATGCGGATAATCCGATGGATTTTGAGTTTCCCGAAATTGAGGAATATTTCATTTATAATCCAAAAATGACTTATCCATCAAGTAATCCATCATCATTGGGTGGAACTGCTGGAATTAAAATGTCCAAGGATTCTATCACTTATTGCACTTCAGGTCTTGTAGATAGAAACAAGGGATCAACACTTTCATATCTTCATAAAGCAATTAAGTCTCTCAATCAACTTAGAATGATTGAAGACTCTCTAGTTATTTACAGATTGTCCCGTGCTCCAGAACGTAGAATTTTCTATATTGACGTTGGTAATCTACCCAAAGTAAAGGCAGAACAATATCTTCGTGATGTAATGATGCGTTATCGTAACAAACTTGTTTACGATGCAAATACTGGTGAAATTCGTGATGATAAAAAATTCATGGCGATGCTTGAAGATTTTTGGCTTCCAAGAAGAGAAGGTGGTAGAGGAACTGAAATTTCGACCCTTCCTGGCGGTCAGAATCTTGGAGAAATTACTGATATTGAATACTTTAAGAAAAAACTTTATCGTTCCCTAAATGTTCCACCATCGAGAATGGATGGAGAAGGTGGATTTAATCTTGGACGTTCTTCAGAAATTCTTCGTGATGAAGTTAAGTTCAGTAAGTTTGTTGCTCGTTTGAGAAAGAGATTCTCATATATGTTCCACGATATGTTGAGAACTCAATTAATCCTCAAAAATATCATTACTCCTCAAGACTGGGATATTATGGAGGAGCATATTCAGTATGATTTCTTATATGATAATCACTTTGCTGAACTCAAAGATGCAGAACTTCTTAACGAAAGATTGAATATGGTTCAGGTTGCAGAACCATATGTTGGAAAATATTTTTCTCAGGATTATCTAAGAAGAAAAATTCTTCGTCAGACTGATGAAGAAATTCTGGAACAGGATAAAATTATGAAGAAAGAAATTAAAGATGGAATTATCCCTGATCCCAATGTACCTGTTGATCCTGCAACCGGTATGCCTTTAGGTCCAGAAACCGCAGGAATGGATTTGGGTCAATTAGTAATGGAACCAAACATTGATGCTCAAGGTGCTGCAACAGAAGCAAGTGGGAAAATAGCGGAAATGCCCAAGGGTGGCGAGATATAAATAAAGAAAATTACTTAGGTATTAGAAAATGGATGACCTTCTTGATATGATCGCCGCTGATGAGGCACCTTCTCAAATTAGCGACAAAATTAAAGAATTACTTTTTTCAAAATCAGCAGAAAAAATTGATGAATTTCGTCCTGCTGTAGCTATGAGTATGTTTGGACAAGAGGAACAAGAAGAGGAATGATATGAAATCTTTCAGGCAATTTATCTCAGAATCAGTTAATATTGCTGGCGATTTCACAGGAAATCTTTACATTAACTCGCAACAAGAACAACCACAACAAGTTGGTGAAGAATATGTTGCAGATGTAATGTGGAATGGAAGTTTATATCGTTTAGAATTAGTTACTAAGACTGGAATTCCATCAGTAAGAGATCTTGGTGAACAATTACAATCCGATTATCCCGGAGCAGTTGTTCATCAAATTTATCCAGTTACAGAAAAGAATTTAAACATCAAAAACGCACAAAGATATCACCCATCAAAATTGGAATGGATTGATTAATGGCTCAGTGGAATAAAAAGACTCAAGATTTTTTAGATCAAGAAAGATCTTTATTTGAAGTTTTTAATATCGCAGATCACTGGGGTAACCAGACAGACTGGAGACCTCAGTTTTCTAATAACAACAGACTTAAGACTGCACCTTTCCAAACAGTTTTCTTTAATACTTTCCAATATGGTAAAGAGACTGATGTTTGGGATGAGAGAATAGTTGGAGTTGGAACTGCAACTTGGAACCAATATTCCAGTAATATAATTATGCAAGTTGGTTCTACCGCTGGTAGTAAAGTTACCAGACAAACCAAACATGTGATGAGATATATTCCAGGCAGACCAGCAACACTTGCATTTGCAATTCGTCTTGATACTCCACAGGTCGGTATTCGCAGAAGATTTGGTTTATTTGATGATAATAACGGTGCATACTTTGAGGATAATGGAGGAACATATTCTTATGTGATTCGCACTAGTACATCTGGAATTACTACAGAAATAAGAGTTGGTAGAAATGAATGGAATGGCGAAAAGTTTGATGGTAATGGTTGGACTGGTGTAACTGCAGATCCAACAAAACAACAGATGATTTCTATCAACTACGAATGGTATGGTGCAGGAACTGTAGATTTTGCTTGGTTGATGAAGGGAGAAACTATCAAGAGTCATACTTTTGATAACTCAAATACAAATAATTTTGTTTGGTGTTCTAGTCCCTTTCTCCCAATTCGCTGTGAGATTGAGAATGTAACTGGTGTTGCAGGAACGCATTATCTTTATCAGGGTTCAAATTCTCTAATTCAAGAAGGTGGAGCAGATAAACTTGGAACTCTTTTGAGTCAGTCTAATGGTATTACTGGAACCACAATGGCGGTTGCAAATACATTCTATCCGATCATCAGTTTAAGACTCAAATCATCTGCTTTAAATTCAGTAATGCTTATGAGATCACTGCAAGCAGTAACAAATGATAATACTAATATTTACTGGAAAGTTTTGCAGAACACAACATTAACCAATCCAAACTGGACAAATCATGCAGATCCAGATTCATTTATTCAATATGATACTTCTGCAACTGCACTTTCTGGTGGTAGAGATATTCTTTCTGGATTTGTAGTATCTGGTGGTTCTACTCTGATTGAGATTGATAGACTTGCAGATTTGCAGATTGGAAGATCTGGTATTGGAACAATCAGTGATACGATTACACTTGCTTGTGCATCTCCCAATACTAACAAAGCAGCACTTGCGGTGTTAAACTGGATTGAACAAAGGTAATTTTATTAAATAATAAATAACTAAAAGTGTACTATTTAAAATAATGGCTCATAGACCAGTTGGGGTTGGTTCCTCATTTACTTTTTCTACAGGTGCTGCAACTACCGGTGCTAATTCATTCTCAGTTCAATCAAGTGTACTGAGAGTTGTTGCTGAAGGTGCAGGTGCATATGTAAAAATTGGAGTTGGAACTCCTTCTGCAACAAACGCAGATTATTATGTTCCCGCAGGAAAGTCAGAAACTCTTGCGCTCACTAAAGCATCGAATCGTGTTGTTGGAATAACCACTGGAACAACAACAATTGTTACTGTTCCAGAAGGAACTCAAGTTCCATTTGGTGTTGGTGATTATGTAACGTTAACTGCAAGTGGGCAATCATATTATGATTTTACTCATAAAGAAGTCATATCAGTTGATACTTCTTCAAATGTAGATGGATATTATCAAACAAGAATGACTGTTGCTAATAATTCTAGTGGGATTGTAACTGCATTTTCTTCAAGAGATGCAACTGTATCGATTTCAAATAAAGTTTCTGCATATGGTGCAGGTTCAGGAACTCTTTACTACCAACAAGTACAAATCACAGGGCAAGCATAATGAAACTCATCACAGAAGAAATTGAATCAGTAGAAGTTATTACCGAAGAAAAAGACGGTAAAAAAACTCTTTATATTCAAGGTCCTTTCCTTCAAACCGAAGTTGTAAACAGGAACGGTAGAATGTATCGTATGCCTGTAATGGAAAGAGAAGTGAAGCGTTATACTGAGCAATATGTAAACAAAGGTCGTGCTCTTGGAGAACTTGGTCACCCAGATGGTCCTACTGTAAATCTGGATCGCGTTTCTCATAAAATTGTTTCTCTCCATAAAGAAGGAAATAATTTCATTGGTAAAGCACAAATTCTTTCCACACCAATGGGTAAGATTGCCGAATCACTTTTGAAAGAAGGTGTTACTCTTGGAGTTTCTTCTCGTGGTATTGGTTCAGTCAGACCAACCAGGGAAGGATATACTGAAGTTGGTGAAGATTTTATGCTTGCAACCGCTGCTGATATTGTTGCTGATCCCTCTGCACCTGATGCTTTTGTTCAGGGAATTATGGAAGGTAAGGAATGGATCTGGGATGGTGGTATGTTAAGAGAAAAAGTTGCAGAAAACACTAAACGTAGAATAAATACTCTCGTTGATAATGGTGTTCTTGAAGAATATAAGTTATCTCTTTTTAATGAGTTTTTAAACTCATTGTAATTTATTAAATTATAAATAAATATAGTTTATAACTAAGGTTAAACGGAGAGTTCAAATGTCTCGTGGAGATTTACAAGAAATGGAAGTAGGCACAAAGCA